ATCAAGAGAAAGTAATATCACACTTACATAAATCAATGAAGTTGGTGAATCAACTTAGAATGATGGAAGATTCATTGGTTATGTATCGTGTATCACGTGCTCCCGAAAGAAGAATCTTCTATATCGACGTTGGTAATTTACCGAAAGGTAAGGCAGAAGAATATGTACAATCTGTGATGAGTAAATACAGGAACAAACTTGTATATGATTCTTCTACAGGTGAGATTCGCGATGATCGCCGCCATATGTCAATGCTTGAAGATTTTTATATGCCTCGAAGAGAAGGAGGAAGAGGAACAGAGATTACCACACTTCCTGGCGGAGAAAATCTTGGTCAGATTGATGATGTTGTATTCTTCCAAAAGAAATTATACAAAGCTCTAAATGTACCAGTTGCTAGACTTGAACAAGATACAGGTTATGCATTTGGTCGTCCATCCGAGGTTTCTCGTGATGAAGTTAAATTTCAGAAGTTCATTGATAAACTAAGAAAGCGTTTTTCTTTCTTCTTAATTGATGCATTAAGAATTCAACTAATATTAAAGGGTATCATTAAACAATCTGAGTGGGAAACAATTGAAGAATCCATTGCAGTCGATTTTGTTGAAGACAATTATTTCTCTGAACTAAAAGAATCAGAAATAATCAAAGAGCGAATCGAAACTGTAAATTTGATGGATGAGTTTGTTGGTAAATATTATTCTATGGCTTGGGTTCGTCGTAATATACTTCAGCAGAATGATGATGAAATTGAAAGGATCAATCAAGAAATAGAAGATGAAGCCAAAGAAGAAGGCGGAGAAGATGATCCAGATTTTGAATCAGTTGAAACTCCAACACAACCAGAGAATATAGATCAAGAGAATACAGATCAAGATCAAGAGAATACAGATCAAGAGAGTGAGACACGCGAAATTGAAATACACGAAGCTCAACTAAAAATGATTGACAGTATGAGTAAAATACTAGAAGAGTAATTACTATGTCAAAATTTGATAATGTAAATGGTGCATTTTCTGCTGCTGTATATAAAAAGTTACAGAAACAAATAAATCCTCTAGTTGAAAATTTATCTCAACTTGAAGAAAAAACCCACTTGATAGAAACTACACCCGGACCAAAAGGTGATAAAGGAATTAAAGGTGATCAGGGCATTGCTGGTAGGGATGGAAAAAAAGGTTTAATTGGCGAACAAGGATTACAGGGAATTCAAGGAGAGCAAGGTCTGATTGGCGAACAAGGATTACAGGGAATTCAAGGTAAAAAAGGTGAGCAAGGTCTGATTGGCGAACAAGGGATTCAAGGAATTAAGGGTGATAAAGGAGATAAGGGTTCCGATGGGATTCAAGGTAAAAAAGGGGACAATGGACAACAAGGGATTCAAGGGATTCAAGGGATTCAAGGGAAAGATGGTGTACAAGGTCAAACTGGACCTCAAGGAATTAAGGGTGATAAAGGAGATAAAGGAGACAAGGGTGAAATTGGTCAAACTGGGACCCAAGGTATTCAAGGTAAGATAGGTAAAACTGGACCTCAAGGAATTAAGGGTGATAAAGGAGACAAGGGAGAGTCTGGCATAAATGGTAATGATGGTAAAGATGCTGAATTGCCCGATATAGATAAAATAATTGAACCACATTTTGTTAAAGTAAAAAAAGAATTAGATTCATATGTAATAAAATATGATAAAGATTTTAATAGTTGGAGATCAACGATAAACAATCAGATTTCTAATAATTCTGGAGGTGGTGCAGTCAAAATATCACAATTATCAGATGTTCAGATAAGTACAGCAAAGGTAGATGGTAAATTCCTAAAGTATGATGCCACGCAGAATAAATGGGTTGGAGCAGAAATTGATATCAGTTCGATTGTTGGAGCCGCGCCAGAAACACTTGATACATTAGTTGAACTGGCTTCTGCTATTAATAATGATGATGATTTTGCAACTACGATTGCAGATAACATTGCTACAAAGGCGAGTCAAACAGATTTAAATACACATACTAGTAATACAACAAATCCACATGGTGTAGATGCAACTCAAGTTGGATTAGGTAGCGTTGAAAATAAATCGTCCGCTACAATACGTAGTGAAATAGTTGATAGTGATATACCAAGTACTATAGCAAGAGATTCTGAACTTCCAACTAAGTCTTCCCTTGGATTAAGTAATGTTACAGACGAATCAAAGTCTACGATGTTTAATAATCCTGCATTTACTGGAAACGTAGATGTAACTGGAAACGTGGATGTAACTGGAAACATGGATGTAAATCAAACACTTACTTCCACAGAGATAATTGCAACACAGGCAACAATTGGAGGTTCCACATTTGGAGGCTTAGGAACTTCGCATACATACGACTTTGCAGTTGATACAGATACTTTAAAGGTTGATACTACAAATGACAGAGTTGGTATTAATGTCGCATCACCATCGAAAGAATTAGATGTGGTTGGAGATATTCAGGCAAGTGGTATTGTTAATGCTAAAGGGTATTCGTTAAATGCAAATACATTTACAGTTGTATCGACTACCTCTACACTTGCAGCATCGACAAACGGATTAACAGTAATACTACAAAACACTGGTCCTATTACTATCACACTTCCAACATTAGCTGCTGGTCACGTAACAACGTTTATATCTGAAACAATTCACGGAGTTACATTTGTTGGTGATACAGGAATTACAGTAAATTCATTTCAAGGAGCTAATACTACTGCTGGAATTTTTTCTCAATGCCAAGTAATATATAAAACAACTACTGTTGCATTCCTTGGAGGTAATCTTGTATGAGTTTCTTACCGAATATAAGTCCAGGCAATGTTAGACAAAGGCTGCCGTCTTCATTCGTATATGATAACGATCTCACATGGGATCGCCCAACAGAGTGGCTTGACTTAGGGATAATCTCTGCTTATGGAACCGACACAGTTCCAGAAAAAATTAAAGGAGTAGTTGCTGTTTATCCTAATGATGTAGCTCCTGCTCACAACTATGTAGCTTTTCATTTAGATACGAATGACGATTCATCATATACTGTAAACTGGGGAGACGGGACTACCGAAACTCTTACCGAGAACACTACACACTACCATGTTTATGATTACGATGCAATAACATCAGATACAAGTACGACTAAAGCAACTGAATTTAGAGGATACAAACAGGTAATATTTGAAGTTACACTAACTGGTTCTGCTAAGTTTAGTGAAATAGATTTCGATGTTGATGGTCCATTTACAACTCATACTAATTATCTTTATAGAAAGGGTCAACCAATATTAGATCTATTTGTAAGTACAAGTAATGCCACCAATATCACTATAAGCGACAACAGACCTCTTGTTATATGTGAACAGATAGAACTTAGAAACACAAGCTCAAACAGATTGACGGGCCCTGCAAATATTTATAACGGCGCCAAGTGTTTGCAATCAATACCGTTTGTCCCGTGGGTTTACAATGCTGGAGCAAGAAGTTATTATTATGTTTTTGCGCAGTGCAATGCATTGAAATTCTTGCCAGATGATTTTGCTAGCGACGATAAGTACTGGTTTAAAAATTCTAATAAATTTCAACAAGCCTTTGATGGGTGCTATAGCTTACAATATGTTCCAGAGGGTTTATTCGGCAGTTCTGAACAAGCTAGTTGCAGCAACTTTTATTTGATGTTTAGAGATTGTCGATCATTAAGATATATTCCATACTTAGGAATAAGAACTGGCTCTGGTACAGACACACGATTAGATTATGTATTTAACAATTGCTATAACCTACAAAAAATACCAGAAGGATTTTCTATTCAAAGGGCAGATACAAACGATATTGATCGGCTTTTTTATGGCTGCAGAACCGTCATAGATTGGTCTTCTATTTTTGATGGCGTTACAGATGTGATAGGAAATATGAATTTATCTAGCGGTATTCATATTGAGCAAACTTTTTCTACTTGGACTAACATAGAAGAATTTCCATTTGTAGGTCAGTTTACAAAATGCAACAATGCAGAAAACGGTTGGAATGGAAATTATAAAATGAAGCGCTTTAGCTCCCAGTATACACATTTAGATTTTTCCAACATTACGATGCTCGAAACTTGCTTTAATGCTTGTTATAATTTAGAAGAATTACCAGAAATACGGGTTAGGTCTTTAACGACTGCTAACGCGCTTTATCGAACATTTTATAGATGCCAGAAATTGAGAAAAATTAAATTTACTGGAATGATAGCTGGCTCATCAAACGGAGAATACAATGGGCTATTTTATGGTAACTACTCTCTTACTACCATTGATGGAATGGATTTTTCTTTTGCCACAGAAACCAGCGACTATTATCAAATGTTTCATATTTGTAGAGATATTAATGCTATAAAATTTCCTGGCACATTTAGAGCTGGTTATGCAAGTCCAAGAATAAATGTGACTGTCAATGGTGACTCAGCTATGAGTGGTGAATATCAGATTGAGGCACAAATTGCAGGTGGTCTAGATTACTATCAAGTCGGTGGAGATGGACTACTCCAGCGGTCGGGCGATGCTACTAATGGATATAAATGGACTTTTGTAAATACCGATCAGGGTACTACACCACATGAGTCTAGTACTGAAACTAATACTGCGAATACACCACACTTAGCAACGTGGCCATCTAATACATTAACGTTCTCAGAAGTCATGACAGGATTTAAGTATACAGTAAGTGGAAACTCTGGTGATGGTTTACGATATAGCCCTATTAAACGCACACAGTTATTAGAGATTTTTAATCAATTACAGACAGTAGGCTATACAGCTACACTCGATATAAGAAATAATACTTATACTGCAGATTTAACTGACGAAGACAAAGCAATAGCAACAGATAAAGGTTGGACTTTATCATTATCGTATTAATATCATGGAAGAAGAAAAGGGATTTTACAAACTAGAAGTAGGTGATAAAAAATCAGTAATGATTCATGGAGTACACCTCCTTAATAAGAACTACAGATTACACATATCTGAAAAAGATACATACACATATCCAGTTGATGGTTGGACATACTTTGATACTTTTTCAGAAGCCTGTACATTTTTTAACGTAAACGAAGAAGAACACAGAGAAGATGTGTTCCCTTCTGAAGAAGAAATCATCTAAATATAAATAATCTCAGTAAAACATATCTTAAAAACATAAATATTATAAATAGAACTATGAAAGCAACAGAAAAACTTTTCAATAATCTCGTAAATAATGATGAGACAGCAGCTTTTGACTCATTCAAAGATGCAATTCAAGACAAATTAAAACAGTCAATGGATGTAAAAAGAGTGGCTATTTCTTCTGAGGTCTTCAATAAAGGGGTCGAAGAGTCTATCGATCTTGAAGAAAAAGTAGAAATAAAATACACTAAAGGTAAATCATCTAAAAAGTTAGTCTCCAAGTTTAAGAATCAAAGTGAATTTGAAAAATGGTTCGGCTCACAAGAAGATGATATTAAAATCATTTCACATAAAGGATTAAAAGATTAAAAAAATATAAATGAAATTAATCACAGAACATTTAGAATCAAACCTTGACTTTCTCGTTGAGAAAGATGAAAAAGGTAACAAGAATACTTTCATCGAAGGTATTTTTATGCAAGCGGAACAACAAAACCGTAACAATAGAATTTATCCTAAAGCTGTTTTAGAATCAGCAACTAACAAATATGTTAAGGAACAAGTTGAAGCAGGTAGAGCCGTTGGTGAACTAAATCACCCAGAAGGTCCTGCTATCAATCTTGATAAAGTTTCACACAGAATTACTTCACTAAAATTTGAAGGTAATAATGTTGTTGGAAAGGCACTCATACTAAATACACCGATGGGTAATATAGTGAAAGGACTTATGGAAGGTGGATGTAAGTTGGGTGTCTCAAGTCGTGGTATGGGAACAGTTGAAAACAAGAATAACAAATCATATGTGAAGAGTGATTTTATGCTCTCCACAGTTGATATCGTACAAGACCCAAGCGCACCAGAAGCATTCGTAAATGGAATTATGGAAGGTGTTGAATGGGTTTATGAAAATGGTATTCTTAAACCTCAACAGATTGAAGAATATGAGACTGAAATTAAAAAAGCATCTAGTTCTCAGCTTGCAGAAGCTCAGAAGAGAGTCTTTAGTGATTTCCTCTCCAAACTCTAATCATTAATAAAATAAAGCTATGTCAGAAGAAACACAAGAAGTAGAAGATATCATTGAAGATATCACAGAAGAACAGCTTATTACTAATGAAGAGCTTGAACAGGATACACCTGAAGAAGTCTCTGAAGAAGTAGAAGCAGAAGAAGCTTCCTTTGATGATTCTATCAAGTCTATTCTCCTTGGCGAAAAGAAAGCCGTAAAAAAGGAAGAGGAAGAAGACGAAGAAGAATCTGAAGAAGAGGAAGAAGAAGAGGAAGAGGAGATGGAAGAAGGCTACATGAAGGCTTCCAAGTCTAAGAAGAAAAAAGAAGTCGAAGAAGACGAAGAAGAAGACGAAGAATCTGAA